GTCATCAAGCTTCATAAAAGGGTCGATAATTTCACCCTTATTAGGATCAGTATAAGCAAGACCAAGATCCTGCATACCATCCCTTATGGCCACCTGATTAAACCAATATCTCACCTCACGTGAAACAGCGCCTATGTTGTCATCACCAACAGAGACACAGTAAACGTGGAGATAAAAAGTCGGCAAAATCGTTCTCACAAAGCCACAGGCCTTATAATAAGAATACACTAGAGCTACTTGTACGTAGATAGTGTTTCCCAAGGACGTCATATACTCACCTGACGCACGAGGACCATGCACCAAATAAAGTTTATCACCAAACGCATTAACAGTCGTAATGCCCATCTCCCAAAGATTACGTCTAATGACGCGCTCCTCGGGCGAAGCATTCGCATATAATGGTTCAATAATTCGATCGAAAACCGCCGTCGACACTTCTGCTCTCTGGCGGAATTCAAATTTAGATATGTCACCACCAAAAAGTGAATCCCTCTCTGGGTTCACTTCCAACAATCTCAAAACAAGAGAATGTCCATCCATGGAATTCATATCTAGGCCTATAAGAGTATTAAACTCCAAAGGCCTCTGCTCTATAAGAGCACAGAGATCACCAAAATACATTTTCTGCAACAGAATAAATATAATGGGTCCTCCATTTATGGTTCGGACTTTTTGTTTTACATCCACATCTTCCGCAGGTAAAGTCTCATCCTTTGGAAAGATCTTGAATATAAAATTAGGCCAAACTCCACGCATAATATCAACTAAGGCTTGGTTCAGGTAAACCCGAATCTGATCTAAAACCTTAATATTAGGACTACCATCAAGATGGCGCCAATATCGCTTGTCCAACTCGGTCCCAGTCAAAGGAATGCCAGCGGACGTTGAGAAATTAGTAGCAACCACTTGCCCAGGTTCGCCAAATACCGCGGTATGATAGCTCAGGCGCTGTGGTATCCTCTTCATTTGTGAAAGATACCTCGCACCAATAACATCACACACATCTTCGATATGTGAAATTTCAGCTGTGATCTCAAAGTCCTTATAATTTTCAAGGCGCTTCTCAATCCCTTTTGGTGAAATTTTCACATTCTTCTTAGAATACTCGACTATACGTCCATTCCCTTCAAATTCGATATGGGAATTTCCGCTAGATACCCGAGCGGGCGGTATAATATCATCAAGCAATACTGTGCGAATCTTCGGAATTTCAAAGCCTTCATGAAGCTGCTTCCTCATATTCCTAACAATATTACCGTTAAGATAAATAGCGAAACCAGTACCTCCATTACTACCACCTCCAATGTGCATTCCCACAACGTGCCCTGCAGCCGGACCGTCCATTGCGAAATACAACATTCCACAATCACCACCCTTGGTATCTATCCCTTCAATTTTAAGGGTATTATGTACCTTTTCAAAGTCTCCTGTATCATTCATACGGAGCTTTACAGTGGGGTGATAAGTTGCGGGAAATCCATTCCAGGACATCTCACCAGATGTACAGGCTACTGTAAACTGATTCCTAAAATCAATCAGGAATCTATTAGTTACACTAGCATCTGCCATATGTGGTGTAATTTCCTTATGCTGGCGCCCAAGATCAACTTCAGCTAGATAATATTCATTACTCCCATAGGAGTACGAATTTTCTGTTATCTGATCTAAAGTTTTGCTTATGGGATCTCGCCCTTCCTGTTTAAAATGGATAACATGAAATGAAGTATCGGATACTTCTGATGATGCGGCCTCCAAGGCTGTCATAAAATGCCTCGGCATTAACATGTCATTACCGCCCAAAAATAAGCAATAACCCATACGACCTTGAAACATCGGACAAGTAAGTTCATACACATTCCTGTGTACGCCAAGTTGCGCATTCATCAGGAACTCTGGAACACGACTATTAACTTGGAAACCACCCCTACCGTAATCTCCTTCACCAGTGGCACGGTCAGGCCGATCCCAATCTTGATCATTACCCTCACGAATTCTGTTATTATAACGAGAATTCCTATGTTGGGTTTTATGACCTTTCCGTTGAGTATCAGATTGAAAAACCCACTTTGCAAAGAACCCCTGTACCCATAAAATTAGCCTAAGTAAAGGCATGGTAACAAGGGTGGTCATCAAAATAATCTTGATGATCAACAAGATCTCGGGTACGACGCTCTTCACAGCATCCTTAACAGTTTGTACCAAAGATCGGACAAACGTAGAACACTGTTTCATTAACTTCTTGGCCCCAAAAAGATCTAAAGTAGCTTCAAGTGAAAATCTCTCCACATAACAAGTAAAAGCATAAAGTTTTGCTCCTAAAAGGGGGATATAATCCTTCCGTGTGAAGAAAGCCATAAACTTTGGAAAAGACCAACCAAATTTAGTAATACTACAAAAATGGATATATTTGGTAAAAACACAAAAAGC